TTTTAGTAGTGACAAACCTTATGCCGAACGCCACAACGAAGGCAAGGACGATATGCCAAAACGCCAGTTTATGGGTGCCAGTGAGCAGCTTGATAAAAAGGTGATAAATAAAATTGATAAAACGCTTGATAAAATATTTGACAAATGAGCAAAATTGAACTATTAGACCATACAGGAAAAGTAATCGGACAGGCTAAGAATCCTGTTGAAATGGCCAAACGTAGCCAAAAGCTTATGTTAGATTTTGTAAAGCAGCAACACTCGGTTTACAGACAAGAGCTAGACCATTGGAAAGTGGCACGTATGGAACGTGGCAATCCTGAAGCACCTTATACCTATTTGATGCAAGAGCTCTATAAGGATGTAATGATTGACAGTCATCTCACCTCAATCGTAGAGAGTCGTATTCTTAGGATCGTTAACAAGCGTTTTGTGCTGCAAGATGAAAAAGGTGTGGCCGACTATGAGCGTTCTAACTTCTTAAACAAACGTTGGTTTACCGATGCTGTGCGCTATGCTATGGAAAGCGTGTTTTATGAATATTCCCTAATCCATTTTGAAAAAGACCAAGACGGTAAAATATTACGCACTCGCTTGGTGCCTAGAGCACACGTTAATCCTGATAAAGGGTTGGTGTTAAAAGCTGTTTACGATACTGAAGGTTTACCGTTTTATGATTTCCCTTATGATTTGGTAATCGCTAAGTTGTACGATGGTTACGGACTGCTAGAAAAGGCAGCACCATTGACTGTGCTAAAACGTCATAGTTGGGCGAGTTGGGATGAGTTTGAACAAATTTTTGGCATGCCTATACGTATTGCCAAGCTTGGTACCTTAAGTGAAGGTGTAAAGGACGAAGTGGCCAGCTGGCTAAAAACTATGGGTACTGCTTCTTATGGTGTATTTCCTCAGTTTGCTGATATAGAGATAAAGGAATCTAACAACAGAGATGCTTTTAACGTCTTTATGAAAAAGATTGAAACGGTTAACTCTGAGCTTTCTATTTTAGTTAATGGTCAGACGATGACTACCAGTGATGGATCCAGCAGGTCTCAAGCTGAAGTGCATGAGCGTACAGAAGACGAAATTACTGAGGCAGATCTTAAAAATGTGATCAACTGGCTTAATGATGTTGTAGTGCCATTGCTTCGATTTAGTGGTTACGACATTAAAGACAATGAGCATATTGGTGTTGAAAAAATCACCGATCCTAATGAAAAGATGAAGATTGATGAAAAGCTGATGCAGCACAGTGGTTTTAAACTATCCAAGGATTACCTTGAGAAAACCTACGGTGTAGAGTTAGAAGAGGTACCAGAACCAAAACAACCAACACCAGGAAACGGAGACAATCCTGAAGAGGACAAAGAGGACGAAAAAAAAAAGTAGTTAATAGCCTCGACCTCTATTACAGAAGTCATTGCTGCGATCATATTGTCGTTGCTTCAGATAGTGATGCCATTGATCCAAAAATCATAAAGCAGCTTTTAGAGGATATCTACAAAAGCAACACACCAAACAAACGTGCGCTCTTTATTTCAACCTTTAGAAAATTGGCTGCTGGTATTGTTGAAGGCTACGGCAGATCCATACCAAAAGTAAATTATAACACACCAGATTTTAGGATGCTCAATGAGCTGTCTTACAATGTTGGTGTGTTTTCTATTTTCAAAAATCACGATCAGATTAAAGCTACCGTAAATCTTCTAAAAGATGAGGACGGCAACCTACGTAGCAAAAAAGACTTTATAAAAGAAGCCCAAAAACTGAGCGACAAATACAATAAGCGGTATCTGGCCACGGAATACGATCAGGCTGTTGGTGCTGCACGTATGGCTAAAAAGTGGCAGGATATTGAGCGTACCAGAGATTTGTATCCTAATCTTAAGTATGTAGCTGTTATGGATGAGCGTACCAGAGAGCTTCATAAAAATTGGCATGGTATTATTTTACCAATAGACCATCCGTTTTGGAAAACGCACTATCCACCAAATGATTGGGGATGTAGATGTACGGTAAGACGAACCGATAAAGCTGTGGACGATAAAGGGCTTAATGTAGATGATATGCCAAATCTGCCAAAGCAGTTTAACATGAATGTTGGCCAGAGTGGTAAAGTGTTTAATAATGATCATCCTTATTTTCAGATTAAAGAGTTTAAAGCTGTGGCAAAAGAAGCAAGAAAAGCTATTATCAATTTTACTCAAAAGGAGATGATTGCTTATGCCAGGATACATCTTTCAAAACCGTTTAAAATCAATTTAGATACCGTTGAAATAACAGCTGCTGGCATACGAAAGCATATTGATAGGAATAAACGCTCTAACGATTGGTACCATACCACAGCATTCGTTTATCATTTAAAATCATTGTGTAAGGGTATAGATTTTAGATTTGAAGCTTCGGATGCATTAATACAAAAGGATGGTGTACTAGGTAGATATTTGGGCTATGTAACCGTTGAGGAAACCGTTTATGAAATCTGTTTTAGAAAAACCTTATCAAAAACGAGCTTCTATTACATAAGGTCTATAAAATAAAAAAGCCAGGATCTGAAGGTTTAGATAAAATCCGCAGCCTTCCCTGGCAATACAAAGATAGTAAATATTTTATTATTGAGCGTAAACGCCTTCTTGGTTTATTATTGCTGTAATTGTACGAGGTGTAAGAAAAAAAGTTGCTGAGACTAAATCTATAATAGCATCGTAACGCCATTGTGGGTATTTGTGGCAGAGCTTTTTATACTCTTCTCTTATTTTGGTATTACGAAGTTGTATCAGTTCTGATTTGCGTGCCATAGTACAAATATAATTGTGTACTAGGAATTTACAAAAGAGAATTTATAACCTTAAAATTTGGCTCTGGGCTTCTCTGTAAGTATCGTCTTTTACTTTAGCGTTGTCAATGTAGTACTGATAGTATTCTATAGCCTTAGATCTTGCTGTTTTTATTTCTTCAGCTGTTGCTGTTCCTTTGTGTTTAAAGCCAGTTGTTCCTGTATCTTCTTTGGTATATTCAGTTGCATAGATGGTGTACATTACAGCAAGTACATAGCTCACTTTAACCTTGTTTTCTTTCATAGCTCTAAGCTTTTCAGCTTTTTTAATGCCAGCTTTGGTAACTTCTAAATCTGGTGTGCTATCTATGATATCATTATAGTATGAAATAACTTCTTTTGTAAGCTCAGCTTCATCCTGCTGGGCAGATATTGACAGGGTTAAAAACAATACAATGCAAGTGATTAGTGTTTTCATAAACTTTGAATTTAGAGTAAAAATAAGAAATCCCTCGAATTCGAGGGATTTAAAACTATAATGGTACGTTAATTTCGTTAAATGGTTAATTGGCTACTACTTACCATAACCACACCACCTTTTTTAATATGCAGCTTTGAAGCGTTGATCATATTATCGAGCATCTTATTATCTACTTCTGGCTCGTTTTGGTAATAGCTTTTAAGGTACTTACGGTAGAGTTTCCACTCGGCTTTGTCCTTGGGCTTAAATGCGACGAGGTGATGCTCTAGATCTTGTGGTACTTTGTACATGTGGCTTACGGCTCTGTTACCACAATGAAAGCAATCTAAAAACATTGGTGTTACACCTTGGTCTCTATGTTTTATAATTGTGTTTTGGCCACAGGTACCACAAGTGTACGCATTGACTTTTTTTTGTTCTTTGGTTTTTGATTGTTCCATTTTTTAATTTTAAATTCCATTTCTGTATTTATCTGACAACACTAATGACACAACCTCACATAAATAAGAAGCATCTTTAATTGGTAATTCGTCTATTTCCGATATTTTGATTTTCTTTTCTTTTACTAATACTAATTCAGACACCAGATGTTTTATGAACAAACCAGAATCGCCTTTACTAGCTGACATAGCGTTAAAAAAGTTAATACCGCTTCCTTCTATTATTTTTGCTTCGGTTCCGTCTGATAATGTTATTTCTGAAAAATATTCCATATTCCTTATTTATGGCATAATTGAGATTATGCCGTTATTGTGTATTAAAAAATTATAGGCATCTCAGAATATAATCCTGAGATGCCTTCAGCAGCTTTTTGTTTGTAATGCTCTTCTCTGCAACCTAAGTGTGCATACTGTCCTGTGTCCTGGTCTAAAAATCCATTTTCTGGATTGTTAGCAGTTAACGTAGGATAGATGTCTCTTTGGCAGACATGACATACTTTATCTGTGAATAGGTTGTCCATAGCTATCTTGTATGTTGCATTTCGTTACGTTCAATACTTTCAATAATAGAAACGGCAACAGCTGCTGTTTGAATAAGCTCTTCTCTAAAGGCTAATATTTTCTTTCTAAAAGCTTCTTTGTTTTCCTCTAATGAAGGGTTGAGTTCCTGTGCACTAAAATGATATTCTAGACCTTCTTTTGATGCTTCTCCAAACTCTTCAGCTAGTATTGCTATCCATTCTACTGGGTTATGATTTTGCTCTCCCCATTTTTCATCTTGGTTTTGTCTCTCTAGTACGATTTCTTTTAAAATGTGATTCATATAGTTTAGTATTATGTGATAATTAGTATTATCAAGGTTTAGTGTGATTTTTTCTTTCGAGCTCGTTTTTTAGCTCGTAATTCTTTGCGCTTTTGCTGTCTGTTTTTTTTAGAAATGTATGGTCTCTCAACCTCTTCAATTATATGTGTAAGATCTTTCATTTGTTATTAAATTATCCCTAAGTCATCAGTGAGCTTATCTAGTCTAGACATTAAGTCCATAAATTCCTGGTCACTTTCTAGCTCTTTTACTTCAGACTCACTTATGTTGTTATAGGTTTTTAGAAACTGATCAGTAGCTGCTTTAAAGCTTTCACCTTTTTCTAAATAGTCTTTTAAGTCTTGTTTTATATTTTCCATAATTAATGTTTTAGTCCGCAATTGCTACAGTAAAGATTGTTTTGATGCTCTACTACTGGCATGTCAATTTCGCAGTTAAAGCAGTGTAGCCACATTTCTCTTTTAATAGGTGGTTGTTTTACTTTATTATTAAACCACCTACGGATCACATAACCTCGTAAAATGCTTACTATGGTAAAGTAAGTAACAATGACAAGGTTGGTACCAGGACTCGTTTTTATACCTACCAACGGAAATATTAAAAACGTACTCATATAGCTTACGATAAAGCCTACTGCTGTGTTGCTTACGGCTTCTTTTAAGGATTGTTTTTTGGTTTGGCTCATTGCTCTAGTGCGTTTTGTTGATGATCTTTCATTTTATGTACGAATCGAGGACTTGTAATTAACAGTTCTACCTCGATGAGCTCTTGAGCTGAGCAGGCGTTAAGAAAACGCTCTGGTGTTACGTCTAGCTCAAATTGTTTTGTGATTTTTGGCATTATCTTAAATAATTACGGTCTGCTATACGCTGTTTTAAGGCAGCGATATCTGCACCTGGTTGTACATATATTATGGTTCTGTTATCTAGTCTTACTGGTATTTTCTGTTGTGGAACTTGCTTTGGCTCTTCTTTTTTGACAACAGGAATAGACTCTTGAGTTTTTAGTTTTTTATTAATGAAATACTCTGAGATATGCTTTTTATATTCTTCTAACCTCCAGCCTTTAAGACTTCCTGCCTTGCGCTCTTCTAGGTTTTCATCTGCTATATTAAAAGGATTGTTATCTTTAAAGTAGACTTTGTTTCCTGGTTTAATAGATCCGTGCAGCTCTAGGTATCTGTGCCTAGCATACGGTGTATAGCAGCCATCTACTTTTATCATGTATATTGGCTTCTTATTTCGTATCTGTATTTTTTTATGTCCATCTGGAGCAACACCTCTGGTTTTCCACATGTTAGCATTTCCTTTTCTATAACTTCCTTTTTTACGATTACGCTCTCGTATAACGTCTAATTGTTCTTGTGTTCTGGTGACGTTTAAAAGTTTCATTTTCTTTTCGACTTGCTTACCTGTTATCTTTTGTCTTTTTGTAGAGATGTTTTTGGCAATTTCGTTATTGCCCATTATTGGTAAATGCTCTAAGAGATACTGCACTTGCTTTGGCGACCATCGTAACATCTTAACTTTGAATATGCCTTTTTTGTAAAGCTCAGTTCTTAGCGATGTCATTTTGCCTGTATAGCCAAAATTAGCCACGAGATGATCAAACAATTCTGTGTTAGTAAGATTGTCTCTTAGGCGTTTTGCTTCTGCAAGTTGTTTTCTAGTTAGCTTCATAATTTTTATTTAAGATTTCCAAAGCCTCTTCATGTTCCTTAATTTCTTGGTTACAATCGTCAATGATCCGTTGGCTAAAGTTTCTAGGATCTGACCATGTTCTTAATTCTAGTTTGAGTCCGTGGATGGTTTTTTCTAAAGTTTTTATGGCACTTTTCATTTTTAAGCTTCATCTAGCCAACGCTTTTGTCTTAGATAGGTATCTGGTAAAGCTTTGGCTTGGTTTTTATACTTGAGTAAATTGTTATATCTGCGTATGTAGGTTACGGCTTGTATTTGGTCTGCTTTTGAGAGTTTAGACCAGAGCTCTTTGGCTTTGATCTTCTTTTGCTTTTCGTCGTAGAGGTTCCAGAAGGTGTCAAAGCTTAAGTCTGGCTCACCAACGGTAATCTTAAAGTTCTTGATAACCTTTATCCAACCTTTAATCTGCGCTTCTTTGTACGGAAAGTGTCCTTGTACAAATAGCCAGTTGACCTGCTTAGGGTTGAGTGATCCTTCTAATATTTCAAAGCATTGTAAAACACCGTTTAAATGGTATTTAAATTGCCATACTACTGGTGTATTTTTCCCCTGGACTGTGTATGTCGTCAACGGTTCCATTATGCTAGTTTTTGGTCTAGTTTGTTAAGAAAACTCTGAGCGTAGTGAGATAGTTTTAAAACGATCATAGTTTTATGAATGCAGTTGGCTTCAAAGAATTCTAACGATAGCTTAAAAGGCTTCTTTTTGTCTTTGTGAGACAAAACTTTTTTAGCCAGTTTTATACGTACAGTTTCGAGTAAGCTGTAGTAAGATTTCATGGACTGTAATTTTTCGCCTGAGTATGGTATTTCTGGCATGTCGAAATCTAAAGATGCATAAGCTTCTTTTAATTCGTTGGCTGTGATTTTGAGTTCTATTTTTGGAATGATCATAGTTTAGAGTCTTGGTAAATGGTTATTACTTCGGTGTTTTTGTAGTCTTCTACACTCATGTTTTCGATATAGGCGTTTTGGTGATTTAATCTGGTAATCTCTGCCATGAGGTTTAAGGCTTTTTGATATGGTAATGAGGTATGCTGCATAAACTCTAAATACAGATTTATGAAATAGGTGTTTTCGTTATGCTTGCGCTTCCAGTTCATTAATACCCATCTTGTCTGCCTTCTAATCTGTCACCACAATCCATGCAGTAGGTACCTACGAGCTCGTAATTGGCAAATGCCTCTTCTACCACATCTGTAATGTGATGGTGTGGACATTCTATTACCGAGTAGTTATCGTGCCAAACAAGCTCAGGATCGTCATCATCAAAAACCATGTGCGCTAAAATGCCTATTACTGCTACACCGCCAAAAAAGACGCCAAAGGCTATATACATTAATACTTCTATATCTAACATGTTACTTGTATTTTTTGGTGATCATGGATTCTAAGCAACTGATGAGCTTTGATGTTTCTTTGGTATCCATGTCTTGTAATGGTTTTGGTACTGGTGTTTTTTCAGACTTTAGGAAACTACTTAGTCTTTGCATATCTGAAACCTCACCATATTTGTAGTGTGATGTTACCCATCCTAACTGCCTCATAAGGCTAAGGATGTATTTGTGCTGTTGATTACCTATAAAGAAAGCAGCCCAATTTTTTGTGAGCTTACGCTTTAGAACATCAGCTTGGTGTATCGTAAGATCCTTTGCTGTAGATCCTTTGCCATCTGTTATGATTTTAACATGCATTTCTTCAGCTTTTTTACAATAGCCAAAAAGCTTGTAAAGGTCTCTGCGTTGGCTTGTGGTACTTTGTGTCATACTATTTAGATTTTAATGTCTTATAGCCTATAATGATGCATACTAGAGCTATAAGGCAAAGGTTAATGATTGCTAGGTGTAGGTTTGTCATAAGATTTGGGTTTTGGGTTAAATTAGGCTGTCTAGATCTCGTTCATATCTAGCCAGCCTAATTGTCATTCCTTGCATTGGCGCATTATGGCTTCGTGCAACGTACGCTTGATAAGCTTGTGAACTGATTAATATTACCTATTACTCAAAGGCTCGAAAGGTCAGCTCACAGTTACATGCAAGGCGCATCAACCGTGACTACGGCTTTTTGTTATCCGTTGCATCCTCTCGACTTAATGCTCTAACATGCAGATTTAAGGCTTGACTTTCTGCTGTTGTGAGTTCTATCTTGGCTATCCAGTTGCCATCCATATCTTGCTGTACAAGTTTTTCGTTAACTAGTATCTGGCGTTCGTTTACTTGCTGTATGTGAATTCCTTTTGCCATTTTATAAGCTTGAGAAGTTTAACGATACATCTTCCCACTTACCATGTTCATTTTTGATATAGGCACGACAGTATAGTGAGGTTCCTTCTACAATTTGGCAACCGTCTAGTTTATCAAACTCTGCTATTAAGTTCTCATCTCCAAGCTCACGCACTTGTCTGCGAGCTTTAGCCAGCAGCTTAGGATCATACTCTCCTTTAGAGCCTTTTATCAATAAACCGTCTAGGATTTTGTACATGCCTTTGTTACGGTCTTCAAACTTGTCTTTAAAGATGTCTTTAATGGCATTGATATGTACTGAAGCTTCGTCTGTAAACTTCATTTTGTCTTGTCTGTCTACCGTAATTTTTAATTTCTGATCATTACTAATCCTAGAGAAGGTGTTAACTTCTGGAGCTTCTTTATCGTTAATCTCGTACATACGATGGTAGAGCTTGTTAGCTTCCTTGATGGTGTACTCTTTTAGTTCCTTTAACTCTGATCGTAGTTGCTGAAACTTTGACATGGTTTGGCTTAAAAAGTCTTCATTGTCCTTTTCATAGGCTTTGCGTTCTGCTTCAGCTTTGGCTTTGGTTTCTTTTTCTCTTTTTTCCAGCTCTGCTTTTAGGTCGGCTGCTGATAGTGTTGAGAGGTCTGGTGTTTGTGTACTCATGTTGCTTTATTTATTAAATTCAATTACTAATCCTTGTGAAGCTCCAGTAGATCTGATTGCAAAATCGAGCTCGTGATTGTCTGCTACTATATCCGTTTCTTGGCACTCTACTGATGTGATTTTTTGAGTGACGAAAACTGTTG